TTACCTACAAGCCAACCAAAGACATCAAGGGTGACTACTCTGCAGATGTTCGCTATGGTATGCTTGCTGGTCTTAACCCAGCACAGGGACTTATCTTTATGCTCCAGGCTCTTGGTGGAGGACTTATCTCCAAGGATATGGCTATGCGTGAACTTCCATTCACCGTAAACGTAACCCAAGAACTTGAGAAAATTGAAATCGAAAATATGCGTTCATCACTTCTTAGTGGTATTACTGCGATGGCTCAGGCTATCCCAGCGATGGCTACATCAGGCGGAGACCCAGCATCTATCGTAACTAAGATTGCAGGAGTAATATCTGCACGTCAAAAGGGACAGTCTCTAGAAGAGGCTATCTCTAACGTGTTTACTCCAGAGCAGCCAGTTCCTTCTGCTGGGGCTGCAACTTCTCCTGTTGAGCAGCCGTCCCCTGCTCCAGGCGCGACCCCAGCAGGAGGCCCTTCTATGGGTGGCGGATTAGTACCGCCAGCACCAGCGCCAGACCTACAAACAATTTTATCTACCCTAAGTGGTAGCGGCAAGGCTTCGGGACGAGTTACAACAAGGGGATAAAATGACAACGCTGGTAGCGATACAAGGTGACGGTTGGTCGGTACTAGGATGCGATTCACGACTTAGTGATGAGCACGGACGTTTTCAGATTGCTAAGACACCAAAGATTGTAGAAAACAATACGATACTAATTGCTGGTTGCGGTTCATCCCGCTCAAGTAATGTGCTACATTATGGCTATGTACAACCTAAGCCAACACTTAAAGAAGACTTAAATACCTATATGACTACAAAGTTTATTCCGCAAATGCGAAAGAACTTTATAGATGCTGGTATTGATATGAAAGAGGACGGCGATGTTGCGCAAATTGATGGGGGATTCCTCGTCTCAGTCAAAGGGCAAGTTTTTTCGGTTTCTGAAGATTACTCTTGGGATACCGATGTTCGTAATGTATATGTTATGGGTACTGGCGGAGATGTTGCCCTCGGTGCATTGGCAGCGCTGGGTGTGGAAAAAGTAAAGACTGTAAATCAAGCAGAGAATATGATTCGTAAAGCGATTGCTATCGCAATTCGATATGATAATATGTGCTCTGAGCCAATTCATACATTTAAACAATACGCATAGGAGTAAACATATGGCTGAAAATAGAGGTGGCGCTAATGGCGGACCACAGTACAATCCAGCAAATGTTTCAGGTACTGGCGGAGCGGGACAAAGCGGCAACTATACTGGTTTTGCATACGGGCAGAATCAAACAGTAAATAATCAACGCATAGAAGGTAATCAGGCAATGGCATCGGCTCAAGCAGCAACACCATCAGCACCTGCATCACCTTACGAAGGCATCAATATGCCTCAACTAGGAACACTCTTTGACCCAACAACTCGCCCAGATGAACCAATCACAGCAGGTGTAGATTTTGGTCCTGGTCCAGGAAGCGAAGCGCTTTCAAGAAACATAGTAGCCAATACTCGCGTTGATGAAAACGCAAAGATTGCGCAACAGTACTTGCCAGATTTAGCAATGGCCGCAAGGTCTCCAAACGCTCCAGATTCATTTAAGCGTTTTGTAAATTATCTTATTGAAAATAGCCAAGGGTCAAATACCAATGGCTGATGTTGCTTGGATGCCTGGCAGCCTTTTTGACAACATTGACAAGTTTGCAAACTCACTTGGCTACCAAAATGCAGGCATTGTTATGGAACTATCAATGATATCTTGGAAGTCTCCAGAAGAGAGAGACGCCTTTATTGTAAGCGTTACTGGTCAAGGCGCCCAGGGCGGAACAGAAAAAAATTATATTAAACGAAATTTTTAGGGGGTAAGAATGTCTTTATGGGATTCATTTCGTACTACCCTAGGTGTAGGTCTTAAAAACATAACAGGTGGCGGCTCTTACCTCAACGAAGAAGAACAAAAAAGAGAAGAAGAACTTACCACAACCATAAGAAACGCTCTTGATGGTATAAACAAAAAACTAGAATCTAATGCTCCAGGACGCGTTGCTAAGGCTGCAAGTAAAGCCACAGCAGACTTTCTCCTTAAAGGCGCTGTTCAGTTTAACGAAAAAATTTATTCACCGCTTATGCGCACAGTTTCAACTGGCGCCTTATTAACTGACTCAAAGTCTCCCCTTTATCAAAAGGGTCAATTTGAAGAAGGCTTTCAATTCTCTGATATTAAGGCAGCCTATGAGCGCAGCGAAAAAGTCTCTGCAGCACAGGCTTTAACTAAGTCTGATTTAATCCCACTTATTAATCCTCTTTCTAAATTAGTTCTCTCTACTGGAAAGATTGACCTTAATACTGTTAATTTGTGGAGTGACGAAAGCATTAAGCAGAACTTTGTTGACAATGCAGTTGGTCGCTGGTATACTGGTCTAGGCGATTTTGCCCTAGGTAACGTAGCCCTTGGTGCAGTAGGTAAAGTTGCTAGCGTTGGTGTTAAAGCCGTTGCAAAACCTGCTGGACTCTATACTAAAGGCAAAAGTGTTGATGCTTTGGCAGCCGATATGGAAACTGGCATTCTACACGCCAACACAAACGGTCTTCAAGGTTCTCAAACCGTCTCAGGAAGCCACGCACTTTTGCTTGCTGGTACCAAAGACTGGGGTGTTATTGAGGACCTAGTCACCAAGTATAGCACTAACGAAAGATTGATTCCGATTATTCGGGAAACTACAGATGCAAACGTTGTTAAAGATATTCTTCTTGCAGACAAAGGTAACATTGCCGCGTTAGAGCGTTTAGCCGCTACATCAAGTGATAAACTATTTGATATTGCCGATGTTAAGTCACAAATACGCAACAAGGCTATTCAAGATGGTCAAATGCCTATGCCAACTGGTATTGCCGCAGTACGTTTAAAGAAAGCATTTGATGATGCTATTGCTAGCGACCCACAATTTGCAAGAGTTAGAGATGCATTCTTTGATTCAAAGGGCGAGCAACTTGTAGGCGGAAAAGCCTTTATGCCTATTGAACCCGCAGTTGGTGCTGCCGCACTAATCAAGGGCCAGAACGTAGTTCGTGGAATAAGGTCAACAATCCGCGGTAGAGAATATGATAAGATATCAGGATTTCTTGAAACTACAATTGGCACAACTGCTGGTGGCTTAGTGATGAAGGGTATACGCCTTGTAGGCCGTGGCACAGAATCACTTCCTGCTGGGTTTGTATCCCTATCAGGTATGCGCCCATTGCAGGCGCGTGTAGAACTTACTGGTTTCTTAAACAATATGAAGATGTTTAGAGATGGTACTGCTAAGGTTGAGGTTGCACCTAGAGTATTTGAAAAGGTTTCAGTTGTTCGTGCTCGTCTAGAAGATGAGTATATGAATACTCTTGGTAAAGGTTCTATTGCACAAGTAGAAGCGCTTAAATCAATTGATTCTCAGGTTGGCCGTATGCTTGCATACAAGGCTGGCATATATGATGATGCACAAATCAACGCCTATGTAGCGCGATTCCAAATGAACGTTAGCAAAGGTATGCAATCTGTTAAAGAAAATGGATTTGGCATTGGCTACGATGGAAACGTCACGCTTGTCCAACCTCAAACATTACGTCAGTTTGCAGAATCTTACCGATTTACACCTTGGGATGACATTGAGACCCAACTTAATATTGAGTCAGCAAAAGGACTTACGGCTCTCGGGCGTCGCGGTAATCGTGCTGGAAGAGATGTCTTTGGTGAACTAAATAAGGTATGGACATTTGACGTACTTGCTCGTCCTTCATACGCATTTAAGCAATCATTGTTTGAACCAATCATCAGCGTTGGTTTAGCGCAAGGCATTGGTTTTGTAAGAAACGAAATTATTGGCCAAGGCGCTAAAAGAGCATCTAAAAACTTTTACAACTGGTCTGCTGGAAAAATTAAAAAGAACGTTGTTAATAGAACAGAATATAAGGCTGTTGCCGCTAATGTAGCCGACAGGTCTGAAATGTTGCAGCAGGCTATTGCCGCTAAGAACTATGCAGAAACATCTGTTAATGACCTACTTAAGAACGCATCTCCAGCAACTAAGTCACAGCACCTATCTGCTGCTAGAAAAGAACTAAAAGCCATTGAAGAAGTTGTTGATGGTATAGAACTAGATTTACGTGATGCAATGGTTCCTTATGGAGTTACAGAAGCCGTACCTAGTATGGCAACCTTAGAACGCAGAATTGCATATCTTGAGTCAAACCCAGGTATTACCAAGAAAACTGCAGAAGTCAAGAAAGCCAAAGCAGCAATCAATAACTACAAGACAATAGTTAGCAAACTAGCAACTAATAAAAAAGTAATTATGGATGCTGATGATGCTGTTCAAAAAGCATATGTTAGTATTGATAGCGCGGTAAAAGAACTTGGTGAAGCAAGAGTTAGGCAAGCAGATGTATTTGGTAAGAGCGCGGCGTTTAAGAAGCGTTACTATTCAAAAGAAAAACATACCGTTGTTCTTGGTGGA